GTTCAACTTTGTTTTGATCTGGTACAGGCAGGCGCAAGTATTCAGATTTCTCAAGACTACTCTTCAATGGTAAACTTTGCCCGTTGTAAGTGTCTTGGAGCAAATGTACTTCGTGGACCTGATCAGATTCCCTGGGACGGTAAACTGAAATATGATTGGCAGTTGTGGATTGATAGTGATATTGTCTTTAATACTGAGAAGTTCTGGCAACTGGTTCTGATGGATAAGGACATTGCTTCTGGATGGTATTGTACAGAAGATGGACACACGACTTCTGTAGCACATTGGATGGAAGAAGATGATTTCCGTAACAATGGTGGTGTGATGAATCATGAAACCCTTGAGAGTATCTCTAAGCGTCGTAAACCATTCACTGTTGATTACGCAGGATTTGGTTGGTTGTTAATTAAAAATGGAGTCTTTGAACACTCTGAGATGAAGTATCCTTGGTTTGCTCCGAAGATGCAAGTCTTTGAATCTGGTGAAGTACAAGATATGTGTGGAGAAGACGTATCATTCTGTTTAGACGCAAAGGAAGCAGGCTTTGAAATCTGGTGCGATCCTCGTATCAGAGTTGGTCACGAGAAAACAAGAATCATTTGATGGCTAACGAACTCTATAATATTCTCTGTAAGGGGAGAAGAATCTATTCAAGTCTTACAGAAGAAGAATATTTCAATGTCATGGAGGATCTGTCGATAGAATATTATCAGACAGGTACTCCACGACCTGAAGATCTTGAAACTGAAATTTTATTGGAGAATAACAACGTATGGCAGCAAAAGCAAAAGGTGGTCTGAATAAAAATAGCTCTTATATTCCTGGTCCGCCCAAAAAGTCTCGTCAAGGAGCTGGTATGGGAACGAAGTATGCCGCTTCTTCTCGTAACGGGGCTCGTAAGAAGTATAGGGGTCAGGGTAAAGGTTGATGTATTTCCTAGAGTGTGACGATGAATGGAATCAAATACATCCATCGGACCTCTGGGTTTATAACAAACTCTTTTTAAGTCGGGTTTTAGGTTATGCTTGTGGTCCTGCGGGAACTACAGTACCTAATCCCGACTTTTATATTGTCCGCCCCTCGTTTAATTTGTTTGGAATGAGTCGCTTTGCTCGTAAAGAATGGATTGAAAAGCAAACAGATGACATACATCCCTCTGAATTCTGGTGTGAGATCTTTGAAGGAGAACATCTAAGCGTAGATTTTCATCACCAACAAGCAGAACTAGTCATCTTAGGAACAAGAAAATCAGAAAATCCTCTTTATAAGTGGGATAAATGGGAAAAAGTTGATAGAGATGTTAAATTTCCGAAGATTTTGGATCAATTACATGGAAACTATGAATGGATTAACTGCGAATTCATTGGAAATCAGTTAATTGAAGTTCATTTTCGCCAAAATCCAGACTTTCGCTATGGGAATACAATCGCAATACCAAATTGGGAAGAAAATAATCAAGAAAATTTTGAAAATTATGAGTATGTTCAAGATTCGGACTTCCATAGAAGAGGTTTTTGGATCAAATAAATACATTTTTTGCTAAAAAATTGAGTTGGAACAGTTTTCAATGGGTAAACACCTGCTCCTAGAGGTGTATAATGTGGATTTTGACCTGATTAATGACGTAGAATCTCTACAGAGCGTCATGATTAAGGGCATTGAACGTGCGAAGATGACAATTTTGAATACATTTTCACACTGTTTTCTTCCACAAGGGTGTACGGTCGTAATTGCCCTCTCTGAAAGTCATGTTTCCTGTCATACTTGGCCAGAAAATGGATGTTTGGCAGTTGATGTATACACATGTGGTGAAGGAAATCCACGTTTGATCGCCTTAGAAATTCTAAAATACCTCAATTCATACTCTTATTCGTTGCGTGAAGTTGATCGTTAAATAGTAATAAGGAGATAGCAACCTCCTTTATAAAAGTTCTGTTTTATTCAGTTAAAACAGGAGCTAAAATGTCTAATTTACCCGTAGATAGAGATCAAAATTACATGAGAGAAATGTGGGGGACCACAAAACTCATCACAGATTATGAATCAACACCACCACAAAGAATCATTCAAGAAGTGATGCATGATTCTGCACCAAAACATGATTTAAGAAAACAAACTGAACTTCACGAAAAGATTCGTAATGATGAAGACTATGATGATTGGAGTTATGGTACTGAACCAACCTATGGTTCTCCTTGGAAATAGGATATAAATAAAGCAAGAAACTTTTGTCCGATGGCAATACAAAGGATATCTAGATCATTTAAAGATATTAGTTTATCCTTTGAACCTCATCCGGTCACAAAGGATTTACCGATATTGAGAAACGAAAACGCAATAAAAAGATCAGTCAGGAACATTGTAGAGACTATTCCTACAGAGAAGTTCTTTAATCCAATCTTTGGATCTGATGTTCGGAGTAGTCTTTTTGAATTTGTTGATTTTGGTACTGCCTCAATCATTCAAAATCAAATTGAACTTGCGATACGTAACTTTGAGACACGTGTTGAGAACGTTGTTGTTGAGGTAAATCCTAGACCTGATACTAATGAATTTGAAGCGACCATATTTTTTGATATCATTGGACAGGAATTTCCGACTCAAGAATTTACATTTATCCTAGAGGCAACAAGATAAAATGCCTTTTACACAGTTTACTAACCTAGATTTTGATCAGATCAAAACTTCTATAAAGGATTATCTTCGTGCGAATTCAAATTTTACAGACTTTGACTTTGAAGGGTCAAACTTTTCTGTATTAATTGATACTCTAGCGTATAACACTTATATTACGGCATTTAATTCTAACATGGTCGTTAATGAGTCTTTTCTAGACTCTGCGACTCTAAGAGAAAATGTTGTTTCATTAGCAAGAAATATTGGTTACGTACCTCGCTCCAGGACCGCCTCAAAGGCGACTGTCTCATTCAATATACCAACTACCACAACAAGTCCAACACTGACCTTACAGGCAGGTCTGGTTTGTGTGGGAGGTGTTGAAGACACCACTTATACATTCTCTGTTCCTGAAAATATCACGACCACTGTATCTGGTGGTGTTGCGTCTTTTAGTGATATTGACATTTATCAGGGAACATTCCTTCGCAATCAATTCGTTGTTGATGGATCACTGGATCAAAGATTTATATTAGACAACTCTTTTATTGATACATCTACGATTGTAGTTTATGTAAAAGGTCTTTCAGACACAGGACTTGGTAGACAGTACACACTTGTTGATAATATTTTGAACTTGGATGCGTCCTCAGAGACCTATTTGATTCAAGAAATTAAAGATGAAAAGTATGAGTTACTGTTTGGTGATGGTATCTTTGGTAAAAAATTAGAAAACGGAACCATCATTACCGTCACTTATATTGTCACTGATGGAAAGGATGGTAATGGAGCATCTCTATTTTCATTCTCTGGATCTCTAAGAGGGTCATCCGATGAAATTGTAGTTCCATCATCTACAGTTTCAGTTCTCACAACAACATCTTCATCTAATGGTGGAGAGATTGAGAGTATTGATTCTATCAAATACTTTGCTCCTAGACTTTATTCGTCACAATATCGTGCTGTAACGGCAAGGGATTATGAGTCTATTATTCAACAAATCTATCCAAACACAGAATCTGTGTCTGTTGTTGGTGGAGAAGAATTGGATCCACCTCAGTTTGGAACTGTCTTGATCAGCATCAAACCAAAAAATGGTGATTATGTTTCTGACTTTGATAAGCAACAGATTCTAAGTAAACTCAAGAACTACTCACTGACTGGAATTAATCAATCTATCATTGATCTTAAGGTTCTTTATGTTGAGATTGATTCGGCAGTTTATTACGATTCTCCAAAAGTTTCAAATATCAATGATCTGAAAACAAGAGTTACAAATGCTCTTACGACATATGCGTCATCCACCGATGTTAATAAGTTTGGTGGTAGATTCAAATATAGTAAACTCGTAAGAATTATTGATGATGTTGATACTGCGATTACTTCCAACATCACCAGAGTTGTTATCAGAAGAAATCTAAAGGTAGCAGTCAATCAATTTGCTCAATATGAACTCTGCTTTGGAAATCAATTCCATATCAATTCAAAGGGATTCAATATTAAAAGCACAGGATTTAGAATTTCTGGAGAAGCAGATACTGTTTATCTAACTGATGTTCCCAATAAAGATGCTGATGGAAATTTAGATGGAAGTGGCACAGGTGTAATATCCATAGTTAAACCAGATCCAAATGGGTTGACGAATAGAGTTGTGATTAAATCTGCCGGAACGGTCAATTACACAACTGGTGAAATAATTTTAACGACAATAAACATTACTTCTACTGATTTAGAAAACAATATCGTTCAGGTCCAAGCATATCCAGAATCAAACGATATTATAGGTTTAAAGGACTTATATTTGAATTTTAGTGTTGCGGACAGTACCATAAATATGGTTAAGGATACCATATCTTCTGGTGAACAAATATCTGGTATTGGATTTAAGGTAACATCAAATTATCTAAACGGAGAACTCAAGAGGATATAAGATGATAGCAACAGGGTTTGAATCAAGAGTACAAATACAACAAATTGTTGAGAATCAACTTCCAGAATTTATTCTATCAGAAAGTCCAAAAGCATCAGAATTTTTAAAGCAGTATTATATTTCACAGGAATTTTCTGGTGGACCAGTTGATATTGTAGATAATTTAGATCAATATTTAAAGTTAGATAACTTGACTCCAGAGGTAATTACTGGAGCAACTTCTTTATCATCAAGTATTA